ACTTGTCAACACAATACGGTGTTTTATGCGGCACACCAGCCGCGTAGCAGCTAGAACCTGCATCGGACTTCTTTAAGGAGAAAACAAAATGGGTCGTCCTCTAAAAATTCAAAAATACAACGTAGCCGCATCAACACCAATTGATCAAGGTTATACTCCATTTGCAGCACCAACTGCAATGGACACAAATACTGTTGTACTTCCACAGCCACCAACATCACCTTTGCCATTCACTGGCGTAGTAGGCGGTATTGACAGTGCTGGTGTCAGTGCTACATATCCTATTGTTGCTGTGACAGTAAATATTGCCAACAGCTTTTCTGGTGCAGCAGCAGGCGCAATTGTTCGTCAGAAAGGTGCTCGTAAGTTTTTAGTAGCAACCACTGCCGCTATTGATCCTGCAAACGCAGTAGTCGGTGTTGCGCTTCAAATTGCTGCGGTTGGCGATACAGACTGGCAAGCAATGGGTGCTCCTGTAGGCGCCGCAATTGGCACATTGTTCACTCCAACAGCAGCGTCAGCTGGTGGCTCAACTGGCACAGCATTTGAAGTTGGTCAGTGTGTGTTGGCAGCTGCCGGAACTCCAACTGCTGGCAATATGAACATTGCCATGGCAGTTGCCGATGACAGTACCAACGTTTACATCAGCAAGTTGACCAACAAGTTTGTACAAGACTTCAACGGCGGCGGCGCTGGCGGTGTTGCTAACACTGGCGATGTATGGGCCTACACTGCTACAGTTGACAACATTGACTACGCATCCAACTTCTTTAGTGACACGTCAACATTTGACAAGTCTGGTGCAGAAGTTGCTACTTGGGCTGCTACTCAACAAAACAGCGACGGTACATTGAACCTAGCACAAGTTGACAGTACAACCTAATAAGTCAGTTACTTAATTTTCAACATTCAATCCCCGCAGTTAAATACCGTGGGGATTTTTTTATGACTGTGGCATTTGTGTTGGGAAACGGCGTCAGTAGATCTGGCTTGCCGTTGGAACGTATTCAAAAACTGGGGAAAATTTACGGGTGCAATGCTCTTTATCGAGAGTTCACACCCGATGTCCTTGTGGCCACAGATCGCGCCATTGCACAACGAATACAAGAAACTGGCTATCCTGTTAAAAATAAATTTTATACCCGCAAGCCCATTGAAGGACTTGGAGCACATCGTGTACCACAGGAATATTACGGCTACAGTTCTGGTCCAAATGCTGTGGGCATAGCAGCAATTGATCAAAATACCAAAATTTATATTATAGGGTTCGACATGGGACCCAGTGTGCACAATCAATTCAACAACATGTACGAAGGCACAGAGTTCTATAAACCCTCGGGGTCGGCACCCACATACACAGGAAATTGGGTAAAACAGTTGACAAAAATAACAAAAGATTTTTCTAAAACACAGTTTATTCGTGTCTGCGGCAACACTACAGCACGTTTACCAGCACTGGACAATATCACAAACCTGGCTCACGAGGATTTAGCGACCTTTCAAATGCGGATAAATAATCAAAAGGATCTATAAATGGCCACAGTAAAAAATACCAGCGACGATTATACCATCACAGTAGCGGATGGCCTTGGCACGCTGACCATTAATGCTGACCTAGATGTAGTTGGTAATATCACATATATTGACTCTACTGAGCTTAGAGTCACAGACCCGTTTATCACAGTTGCATACGACAACAACGGTACAATACAAAGCATGGGATTGGTGGCTCAAAAATCATCAACAACATTTGCTGGTTTACGGTTTAACACCGTGTCCGGTGATTGGGAAATTAGTCCTGCGGTTGACGGTGACGGAGGAGCAATAACTCCTTACTCGACTATTTCAACAGGCGGCATATCACCAGGCGCTCCGTTCAATGCTGTACAGTACAACGGAGCAGGAACATTTTCAGGCGATGCAGCATTTACATTTGATGCTGGCAATGCCAAAGTAAACATAACAGGTCAAATGGTGTTGGCCAATATTGTGTCAACACCTGCTTCTACTCCCAACGTGGCAGCACTATACAACAAAGCCGAAGGCTCAGGTGGCACTGGCGTTTATGTCATAAGTCCAACTGTAGACGATGAATTGGTCAGCAAAACCAAAGCAATTGTATTCGGCATTATATTTTAAGGAACAAAAATGGCAATTACCAACACTCGATTAGACAGCACTAATCCAACCACAGTATTTGATGCGGTGGGACAACAAGCTATCACAGTAATGTATCTGTGCAACACAACTTCAACCACTTGCACAGCAAATGTGTTTGTGATCAACAGTGACGACAGTACTTCTTCTGCTGATACTAACATGGTATATTCGCAATTGGAAATTACAGCCAATGACACATATGTTATTTCAACTGAAAAAATTATTCTTGATGACAATGATTTGATCGAAGTGGAAGCCAACATAGCAGATTGCCTTACCATAACAGTGAGTTCAATCAGCGTATAACATGGGAAATTGGGTAAAAAATCGGGTGGTGAACACGGGCAGTACTGCAATTAGACTACCTACAGGCACTGCTGCTAATCGTCCTGGAATGCCAGTGTTTGGTCAATTTAGATACAACATAGATATAGCCGGACTAGAATACTACAACGGTACAAGTTGGGAAAGTGTTGCTGCCGGCGGAGCAATACAGTACACAGTTGACAGTTTTGTTGGCAACGGTGTTACTACTATCTTCACAATGTCAGAGCCCGAAAGTGCACCGCAACAAATTATGGTGTTTGTGGGAAGTGTTTATCAAATACCCACCACAAACTATACCGTCAACGGCGGTTACGATATTACGTTTACCAGTGCGCCACCAAACGACTTGCCTGTCAACGTAATTCACAGTACCAGTTAAACAACTAAATACCCCATAAGGGAAAAAATTAATGGCTATCAGTAAAATTGCAGGACAGATGTTAAAAGACAATCTTGAAAGAGATGGTGCTAATCTGGCAATTACAGATACAATAGCTGATACTCCGGTGTTGTTTGTTGACGTAGTAAACGGTCAAATTGGCATTAACAATGCAACCCCGTCAGTTGCATTAGATATTTCAGGCAATGTGTTAGCTGGGAATATCACCACAACAGAATTATTGTCAACTGGCACAGCAAATGTTGCCAATTTACAAGTAGCTGGGAATGCCACAGTTGATGGAAATTTCATCACAGGAAACATTACAATACCGTCAACGGGCAATATCAATGTCGGTACAAATTACATCAACAATGTCATTGATCCAGTGCAGGATCAAGACGTTGCTTCAAAAAAATATGTAGATTTTGCAACAGGAAATGTTGGCAATTCTGTAATTGGTAATGCGATTGCTCTCGGAACTCCAACAGACAGTAGCCTTGTTGTTAATGTAGCATACCCAGGATGGACAACAGCAACTTTTGTCACTGACAGTATTGATGACTTGAATCAGGTTGCATTGAATATTGCAAATGGCACGTATGTTGGCAGAGCTGCATTTTCAGGAACACCAACAGCAGGACCCAGTCCTATGGCAGTTACGTTTACTGGAACATACATTGGAGATGCAGACAGTTTTTTGTGGGATTTTGGTGACGGTAATACCAGCACCGCTGGCAACGTAGTTGTTCATAATTATAACAACGTCAGCGGTGGCCAGTTTGATGTAACATTTACTGCATTTAATTCCAACGGCACTTATTCTGGCAATGTCTCTCTTGGAGCAAAAGGGTCAACTTCGTCGTCAACAGTCGAAGACTATATTACACTTTACACACCAAGTCCAGTTGCTGCATTTACCATTACCGACAACGTAATTGATACAGGATCTGGCGCCGAAGTTACTAATACATCAACTAATGCGTCTTCATATGAGTTAGACTGGGGTGATGGATCTGCCAATGTTGACATTGTTGGCAATTGGACAACGCAAAATCACACATATAACACTGCTGCAAATACAGATACAAGATATGGAATTGTGCTATCAGCAACTAGTGACACTGCTGGCCCGTCACCTGTAACAGATGTATCGTCAACCGGTTTTATGTATGTTTATGCAACACAGACTCCGGCGTTTTCTGCTAACACATTAACAGTAATAAATTCTGCGGCAACCAGTGGAGGTATAGTTAGCTTTAGCAACGATACAAGCACTAGTCCAGGCGATACTGCAACATTTGGAGCACAACAAAAGTATTCATTTGTGTGGGGCGACAGCAATGTCAGTAATGTAGATATTCAATCTGGGCTAGCAGGCAATCCCAGTGCAGCCAACATAACACATACGTTTGCGTTGACATCTGGAGAACAAGCAGGCGGAACAGTTGTAAACTATACAGCAAATTTACAAATTTACACTGGGTATAGCACAAGTCCTTTTACGTCAAGTGATATTGTAATCTCTGTAGAACCAGAAGTGCGCAGTGCATTTGCTGGCGTAGCTGTCACTCAGTCTGATGCTACGGGAGCAACAGCACAAACAGGATACATTTATACTGATTATAACGGCAATGATCGTGCATTGTTTACTTACGAAAATACAAGCCAAAACGGTAACGTATTTGATTTTGCCTGGGGCGATTCAACTACTAGCGGCAACATCAATGCAGGCAGCCCTGGCACACCTGGCAGCGGCAACATAACGCACACTTATACCACAACAGGATCTAAAACAGTTGCGCTAACAAGTTATGGTACACCCGGAACACTAGCACAGTCAAATGTTCAAACAAGAAGCAGTTATATTAATATTGCCACTAACCCGACGGCGCCTGGTGCTGTGAGTACAAAAACATTGTCATTGTCAACTGGCAGTCAGGGCAATAGTCCGTTACTGGCAGCGGCCGCAGATGACAACACAAGCGGCAATATACCAGCTGCTGGCTCAAGCGTGACACGATATATAACCAGTACACCTATTGTAAGTTCGACTATAGCAGATGCTAACACATCGCTGTCGACAAATACGTTGACATCGTACATAAGTGGCAGTGCTACAGGCAATGTGACTTTTAATACTGCAACTGATTCTTCTGGAACATACAGTTCGTTGGTTGTCACCGAAGATGAAGACGCACACACAGCAATCAATGCCACTTACCCAACAGGATTTTATAAAGTATTTTCTGCCAGAATTAGTCAAACTTTGGCTGCGTTGACAGTTGGATATAACGATTACCAACTGAGACATTCGACCACTGGCAACACTAACGCTACGGGTTTTGTCAAAGACAACTTGACTGTGGTACCTACAGTTGATACTGCCAGTGTAACAATGACAGAAGCATCTGCTGGAACGTACAGGTATATCTCCGGTGTTCCGTATTATAATACAGGCAGCCCGTCGATTACAGTCACCAGTTTGGCAGTGGCTGATTTAACTGGACAAACATATCGCAATACAGCAACTCCATTGACAGTTGCGTCGGGCACAACCGACGAAGGCACATCTGGAAGTATTATCAACTCCCAGAGCAAATCCTATGCTGATATCGACGGCGCTCCGTCAATGCTAACAGGCGGCATACCAAATGCCAATGTTGGAATTGCAGCCGATTACACACTTGGGAATCAAAGTATTTCAATTGATGGGTCGGCAAGAGCAGTTGCTACATTACAAGCGTCAATGATCAACGTCAACGGAACAAGTACCACAGTTCAGTTACCGACAAAAGTTCAAGTTTACAATTTATCATTAACAGGAATTGATGAATCTGCTATTCCAGTAAGTGACAGTTTAGGTGGCGGCGTATATACCAATGATGGTGTCCGTGTAGCACTAGGTCTAAGCGGAGACAATCCTGCGTTTTCGGCAAGCACAAACTTCTACACAGATGATGCATGGTCTGGCGCTGAAACTGTTGCCGGAACAGATGAGTCAATCATACGATGGGGCACAGCACAACACTTTACAACTGACTTGTCAGCAGGTTACTTGCCAGTTGGACCAGATTTGAGCACTGGACGAAGTGGAACACAATATTTTACATTTGCGTTTCAAAGACAAGCCGCTGCCAGTTTCGATATTACGTTAACATCGTCCACCGGAATAGCTGGTGTGTGGATAGCTTTGCCAGGATCTAGCATCGACACTACTGTCAGTGCTGTTGGTCCAACTTCAACAATAAACGGATGGTTAGATTGCACTTTGCAATATAATGGCGCCGGAGTACCAGGTGCAGACACTGCCGCCGGTGGCAACGGCAGCAACGGATGTGCGCTCACTGGTGCTGATAGAATTCCCACAGCAACAGCAATTTCAAATGTCAGTTATACACAAACTTTTGGTGAACAAAATATGAGTAACTCTACAGGCAACAACGTGTTGGTTAGAATTGCTCTTAGTTCTGGTCAAAGTATTACAGCAGTATCAATCGGAGTAGCAAGCTAATGGCATCCGACTCACAAAAACTTGATTATCTTTGGAAAAAACTTGGCTTTGGTGCTACTAAGACAGCACCTCCGGCAAACAAGGAAGCGTTCAACGAAAGTATACCTAGCCCGTTGTTGTACCGTGCTGATTTAATATTAACCAACAGCGGAGAAATTCCGGCAGTAATACCAACTGCTACTAGTAGTATTATACAAATTTACAAAGACACACCTGGCGCATGGACACAAACAATTGAATGTACCGAAGACCTCACTGCACCTGACAACCAAACTTGGAAAACCAATGTAGTCAATTGGGTACCTTCGCAATTTGGGTCAACATATCTTGTCAAAGTTTATGTCGACGATGCTGGGTCAGTTACACCACAAACCACTGGCACACAACTGTTCCAAGCAGGTTCTGGAAATAGCGACGGATGGTTCTTTGACTATCAATCAGGCGTATTAAACTTTAACGATACAAATATTCCTAGTGAAATTGGCACAGGCGTCACTGGTAAATCCGTGTACATTGCCGGTGCCAGATACATAGGCGCTCTTGGGCTTGGCGTAGCCGACACAGGAAATATTACGTTTAGCGGCGATACGATTTCCAACAGTCAGGCCAATGGCAATATAATTTTAGAAGCAACCGGCACTGGAATAGTTCAAATCGAAGGAACTGCCGGTGTTTCAATTCCAACTGGTGACACAGGCGAACGCCCAAATCCAGCAATTGCCGGAACGTTGCGTCTTAATACAGATACAAATGTTGTAGAAATATACACCGGAACTGTGTGGAAAAGCGCTGGTGACGGGTTGTCGGTTGTCAGTAACCAAACCATTGAAGGCGACGGCAGCACTGACACATTCACACTGAATCAAGACGCCACAGCAGCCGGCATATTGGTCACTGTCAACGGTGTTAGTCAAACACCTGGGGTAGATTACGATGTATCCAGTGGTGATCAGTTGACATTTACAACAACTCCAATTGTGTCTGACACTGTACAAGTTCGCTTTATCACAGTGACCACTACAATTTCTGCATTGACAAACACAGTTGGAAATACCACAGTCGCAACCACTGCAAGTGGAAATATCAATTTTGAAATAAATAGTTCAACAGTAGCACAGATAACCAATGCCAGTATATTGGATATTAGTGCCGCCCATAGCCTTCAATTGCCCACATACACAGTGAGCCAGGCTAGCGGGTTAAGCAACGTAGCAACGGGACAGGTAATTTATGTTTCGGACGGAGCTTCTGGATCACCATGCCTAGCGGTATACAGCGGCGGTGGTTGGAAGCAAATTGCTATCGGCAGCGCCATTACATCCTAACTTTTTCCTGCACTGAACATTAACTACCCAGTGCGGTTCTCTCACGAATTCGGTAAATACTCTCAGTAGTATTGAACGTATAGTAATGGGTACTGTGCGGGAAGAATTATAATAAAGGAGTCTTAAAATGGCTGTAACCAGAATTAAGAATAATCAGATAACTGACGCAACAATTGTTGCCAGTTCAAAGTTAACTGATTATTCGATTAGCGCAGGCAAAATCGCTAACAACTTAACTTATGGATCAAACTTAACAATTTCCGGGAACCTAACAGTTAACGGAAGCACAACCAATATTGACACTAACATTACAACCATTGAAGATCCGGTTATTTTGTTGGCATCAACAGCATCAGGCGCACCTTCAGTTGACATTGGTTTCCTAGGTCAACGTGGGTCAAGCACAAACGTCGCATTTGTATGGGACGAAAGTCAAGGCCTATTTGTAACAGCGTTTACAGATACAGCCGAAACAGAAACAACCATCAACATCACTGCTTATGCCAGTACCAAAGCATTGAACGTTGAAGCAACTGGTGATTTAAATGTAACCGGCCAAAGTAATTTAGCCGACATTTTGGTTGCTGCTGCTTCTACAGTTGATTTCAACACAAGCGTTATCGGCAATATCGGCGCACCAATTGCTGATGCAGATGCTGCAACAAAGAAATATGTCGACGACGAGCTAAGTGCATCAGGATTTAGTATCAGTGACGGTGTCACAACCGAAACAGTCGAAGGTGGCGACACAATCGAGTTTGAAGGCGACACAAATATTACTGTTACTGTTGACCAAGTGTCTGGTACAGAAAGTAATGTTGCTGTTGCATTGAACGACAGTATTACTCTTTCTGGCACAATCACAGGTGGCAACTTGGCAACAGGTGGTACTGTAAGTGCAACTGGCACAGCCACCGTAGGTAACGTTTCTACTGCTGGTACTGTAGATGCTACTGGCACAATCACAGGTGGCAACTTGGCAACAGGTGGAACAATCAGTTCTACTGGCACAGCCACCGTAGGTAATGTTGCAACTGGCGGCACAGTAAGTGCTACTGGAACAGCCACAGTTGGTAATGTTGCAACTGGTGGTACAGTAAGTGCAACTGGTACAATCACAAGTGATGACACAATCACTGGCGGAAACGTAGCAACAGGTGGTACTATGAGTGCAACTGGTGTACTCACAGGCGGCTCAATTGAAACAGCTACTACAGTAAGTGCTACTGGCACAATCACTGGTGGCAACGTAGCCACTGGCGGTACAGTAAGTGCTACAGGAACAGCTACTGCTGGTAATATTGCAACTGGCGGAACAGTAAGTTCAACTGGAACTGCTACATTGGGCAACGTTGCAACTGGTGGAACAATCAGTGCTGTTGGCACAATCACAAGTGATGCTACAATCAGTGGTGGCAACTTGGCAACTGGCGGAACAGTAAGTTCAACTGGAACTGCTACATTGGGCAACGTTGCAACTGGTGGAACAATCAGTGCTGCAAGTACAATCACCGGCGGTAATGTACAAACTGGTGGAACAATCAGTGCTACTAGCACTATCACAAGTGATGATACAATTACAGGTGGTAATATTGCAACTGGTGGAACAGTAAGTTCAACTGGTACAGCTACTTTAGGTAATGTTGCTACAGGTGGAACAATCAGTTCAACTGGTACAGCTACACTAGGTAATGTTGCAAGTTCTGGATTTATTTCTACAACTGGTAACGTAAGTGCTGGAAATGTCAATACATCTGACATTGTTGGCGCAACAGTTACTGTTACATCTGCTGGCGCTATTTCATTGGCTGGTACAGAAATCAATGCCAACAGTACAAAAATTCTTAACTTGGCTGACCCAGTCAACGGCGGCGATGCTGCCAACAAGCAATATGTTGATTCAGTTGCTGAAGGTCTAAACGTTAAAGCAGCAGTAATTGCCGCAACAACAGCCAATATCACATTGAGTGGTGCTCAAACAATTGATGGCATTGCTATTGTTGCTGGCGATCGTGTTTTGGTTAAGAACCAAACTGCTCCTGCTGAAAATGGTATCTATGTTGCCAGTGCCGGAGCATGGGCTCGTTCTACTGACATGGATGTATGGGCAGAATTTCCAGGTGCGTTTACTTTTGTTACAACTGGTACTGACTATGCTGACACAGGTTGGGTTTGTACATCTGATGCAGGCGGTACACTTGGCACAACAGCAGTTACATGGAGTCAGTTCTCTGGTGCTGGTCAATACACAGCCGGCGAAGGTTTAGATCTAACTGGCGTAGTATTCAGTGTCAACGTTGACGAAGTTACAACTACAATCACAGGCGATGCTGTTGTGGTTAAAGCAAGTGCTCAGTTTGTGACACCAGATATTGGTGCTGCTACTGGCACAAGTTTAAGTGCAACAGGTACTGTTACTGCTGATGATACAATCACAGGTGGTAATATTGCAACTGGTGGAACAGTAAGTTCTACAGGTACAGCCACTGTAGGTAACGTTGCAACTGGTGGAACAATCAGTTCAACTGGCACAGCCACTGCTGGCAATTTAGTAACAGGCGGCACATTGAGTGTTACTGGAACTGCTACAGTTGGAAATGTTGACACAGCTGGAACAATTAGTGCTACAAGTTCTATCACAGGTGGAAGTGTTGCAACTGGCGGAACTGTAAGTGCAACTGGCACAATCACAGGTGGTAATATTGCAACTGGTGGAACAGTAAGTTCTACAGGTACAGCTACTTTGGGCAACGTTGAAACTGGCGGAACTGTAAGTGCAACTGGCACAATCACAGGTGGTAACGTTGCAACTGGTGGTACAGTGAGTGCTGTTGGCACAATCACAAGTGATGCTACAATCACAGGTGGTAATATTGCTACAAGCGGTACAGTAAGTTCAACAGGTACTGCCACATTGGGCAACGTTGAAACTGGTGGTACTGTAAGTGCTACAGGCACAATTACTGGTGGTAATATTGCAACTGGTGGTACAATGAGTTCTACAGGAACTGCCACTGCTGGTAACCTAGCAACTGGTGGTACAGTAAGTGCTACAGGTACAATCACAAGTGATGACACAATCACAGGTGGCAATGTTGCAACTGGCGGAACAGTGAGTGCTGTTGGCACAATCACAAGTGATGATACAATCACTGGTGGTAACTTGGCCACAGGTGGTACAGTAAGTGCAACTGGCACTATTACAAGTGCTGACACAATCACAGGTGGTAATGTTGCAACAGGCGGCACAGTAAGTGCAACTGGTACAATTACAAGTGATGACACAATCACAGGTGGCAACTTGGCAACAGGTGGTACTGTAAGTTCAACTGGAACTGCTACATTGGGCAACGTTGCAACTGGTGGAACAATCAGTTCAACTGGCACAGCTACTTTAGGTAATGTTGACACAGGCGGCACGGTTTCAGCAACTGGTACAATCACTGGTGGTAATGTTACAACTGCTGGTACATCTAGTTTGGGCAACATTGTTATCAGTGGCGACGACATTACTGATGTAGGCGGCGGAGTTGTTACAATTAACTCAGCTGCTGCTGATGTTGACTTTGCTATAAGTGGTGACACAACTGCTAACATATTCTTTGTTGATGCTGGAACAGAAACAATCAGTATTGGTAGTGCAACACAGACCACAGGTGCTGTATTGTCAATGAATGTTGCAACATCATTCTTGGCTCCAGTTGGTAACACAGCACAGCGCCCAACAGTTGGTGTAACAGGTATGTTGCGTTTCAACACTGCTCTCAACTCAATGGAAGTGTATGACAATGCTGCATGGACACCAGTTGGCCAGCAAGAGATTACAGTTATCACTGATGACCAGTTTGCTGGTGATGATGTTACTGTTGCCTTTACGCTAAGTGAAGAATCAACCACATCAGGTACAATTGTTGCAATCAACGGTATTCAACAGATTCCAACTACTGCTTACTCAGTATCTGGAACAACAATAACGTTTACTGAAGCTCCTGCTACAGGCGACGTGATTGACTGTCGTGTGTTGACAACAACAACCACTGTTACTCAAATTACTAACTCAGCACAAACTGCTGTTTTAGGAACTAGTCAAGCTGGTAATCCACAAGTCAACATCACTGGTGACTTTGTACCTACTACAACCAATGGTTCGCAAGACATCGGTAGTGTGACTAATCCGTTTGGAGCTATTTACGGTGTTGCTTCATCAGCTCAATACGCTGACTTGGCAGAGAACTATGCAGCTGACGCTGAATACGCTCCTGGTACAGTTGTGTCTTTTGGCGGTGATGCTGAAGTTACGTCAAGTACAGATGCTGACGCTCGCGTAGCTGGTGTTGTTAGTACAAACCCTGCTTACACAATGAATAGTGACTTGGTTGCTGATCATGTAGTTACTGTAGCATTTACTGGTCGTGTACCATGTAAAGTTACCGGAACTGTGCGCAAAGGTGATTTGATGGTATCTGCTGGAAATGGTTTGGCTCGCGCCGAAGCAAATCCTGCACCAGGAACAATCATTGGTAAAGCTCTTGCTAACCATGATGGTGCCGAAGGTACAATCGAAGTTGTAGTCGGACGCTTCTAAAAAGGTTTATATCAGCAGGCAACTGCTGGTATTACCTGACAAAGAATAGGACCTTCGGGTCCTATTCTTTTGGCTAAATATAGCTAACAAACTGGAAAACAAATGGGATTAACTAAACCTCGCGCATCACAAATTTTTGACATAGATTACAAACAAGCGACTCGTGTGATCACGGTTTCCAATGTGACATTGACCGGTGGCGCACCGTCTGTGGTCGACGGAGTTTCTCTAACAGCCGGCGATCGTGTTTTGGTAACAGGTCAAAGCACTGGCAGCGAAAATGGATTGTACGCAGTAGCAGTGGTTGGCGTAGGATCAGACGGTACATGGGTACGTACCAGCGACGGCAACGAAGATGGTGAAATACAAGCCGGCATGATTGTAATGGTCACCGAAGGTACCACTTATCACGACACTCAGTGGAAACTGACAACCGACGGCACAATTGACATAGGAACAACTGCTCTTGTGTTTGAATTGAATACAAGCGGCAACTCAATTACAAATGGCACAAGTAACATAACAGTTTTAAACAATGCCAATGTCAATGTCAATGTAACTGGTAGTCAAGTTGCGGCTTTTGCGTCAACTGGCACCTATGTAACAGGATTAGTAAGTGCGACTGGCAACATTACCACGGCAGGAACTGTAAATGCTGGTAGTATCAGTGCTACTGGTGCAAGTAACATTGGTGATATGAATGTTGCTGCCGCTTCCGCAATTGATTTCAATACAAGTGTTATTGGAAACATTGGAACGCCTGTTGCCGACACAGATGCTGCTACCAAGGCATATGTTGATGGCTCGCTAAGTACATCGGGATTTAGTATCAGTGACGGTGTTACAACGGAAACAATCGAAGCAAGCGACACCATTGTATTTGAAGGCGCCACAAACATAACTGTTTTAGTCAACCAAGTGTCTGGGACAGAAAGCAATGTTGCTGTTTCATTAAACGATGACGTTGTAATTGGCAACAGTTTAAGCGTAACAGGTAACGTAAGTGCAGGAAATGTTGATGGCACTAGAGCCAACTTTACTAACCTAGTAGGTACATTAGATACAGCCGCACAAACAAATATCACCAGTGTTGGTACATTGACCAGTGTTACTGCATCAGGTAATATTACAACCACTGGTGATATCAATATCAATGCCCGCCAAGGCTTATATTTACACGATAGCGATAGTTCACATTATGTTGCAATTGTACCACCAGCAACTGTTGCCGGTAATGTAACATTTGTATTACCTGGTGATGCAGGAACTTCTGATTATGTTTTGTCTACCAATGGAGCCGGCACACTTAGCTGGATAGAACAAAGTGGCGGCGGCAGCAGCGGAGCGTCATCGTTTCCAAACAGCACAGTTACTCCACTACCAAGTTCAGAAGGCAATTTTGATTTAAGTTATAACTATGCACAAACCACACAAGAAACACCATTTGAATCAGGCGGTACAGACGCATTTGGTGTTAGCCTTGGTGAAGTGTATAGCATGATGGACCCAGCCGGCGATATCCCAACGCCAACAGATTTGGGCATCCTTGCCTGATAAATAAGCATAACACTAGGAGAACAAGATGCCAACGGTATTACAATTTAGACGCGGAACTACTGCACAGAACAATTCATTTACAGGAAGTGCCGGTGAATTAAGTATTGATACAGATGTAGATAGTATTCGCGTACATGATGGTTCGACCGCAGGCGGTTTTGAAACAAACGCCAAACAAGCACAATATGCTGACGTTGCAGAACGTTACCGTGCAGATGCAGAATATGATCCGGGTACATTGTTGGTGTTTGGTGGCGATGCTGAAATTACCATTAGTAGTGAAAAACATAGTAAACGCATTGCCGGAATTGTTAGCACAGATCCTTACTGTGTTATGAATAGTCCTAAAGACGAACGCAATGATCCGACTTTTCCTGCAATGGCATTGTTAGGCCGTGTTCCTGCAAAAGTAATTGGCGAAATCCGCAAAGGCGATTTAATGGTTGCTAGTGACACTCCCGGTTATGCAGAAGCATGGCGAGATGAAAGCAACCCCCCATCAGGCAGTGTTGTTGGTAAAGCAGTAGAAGATAAAACTGACGCAAGCAAAGGCACAATCGAGATTTCAGTCGGCCGACTATGATCAGAGAACAATATCGAAGTGATTACGAAGGTGAATTTGTAATCACCGAAAGTAGATGGTCTGGCGGCAAAAAATCACAAAACAGAGAATGGGTTGAAAACCCAATTGAAAACCAACACATCAGCGGCCGAGCTGCTTGTATTGCCAGCGATGTTGACAAAGAACGATTTGACTACACACGCCTACAACGTCATAAAGGCGGGCTACTTGGCTCAAAAAAACTACAAACATACGGATTAGGGTCTATTACCAAAGAGATGCGGTTGGATTTTGCTGTCGAAACCAACAAAGAAATACTCAGTGATATATTAGAACGAACGTATTCAACTGACAATATTGTTTACAGTACAACAAGAAACTGTCTGATGAATCCAGGCGAGTTTTACTTGATACCATACAACACTGTTATGTCTTTAGAAGCACTCATATTATGGTTGGCAGCATTTGATGGTCATAAAGAAATCTTTATGATAGGATACAACAACGAAACACTAGGATTGACCAGTGAATGGATGTCACATGTAAACACAGTTATCAGCGTGTTTCCGTCAGTTAAATTTACGTTGGTTGGTGAAGAAACCATTATGCCAATAGAATGGCGTAAAAACGCCAATGTCAATTGTGTAGACCATCGAACTTTTGTTACGTATTGCGACGTTAGGTAATACTGTTTTCGATAGTAGACATTTTACCGCGTACAGCATCAAAGTTCACAGTTGACCATAAGCCCGGGTGCATGGGTCTAGGCCATGTTCCGCTGGCAATCCACGCCCATCCAACATGCTCTTCGTTTAACACAGGCGCAAATTCGTTGGCAACGCTGCAAAAAAATGTGTGATAAGAAAATCCTCCATCAGCACTTGTAAATTTTTCTATCGGAACCAACTTTAAATAGTCGGGCATTGAACCCAATTCTTCTTCGCACTCTCGAATCATTGCCGCCATCAGTGTTTCGTCTGATTCGACTTTGCCCCCGGGCAATCCCCAAGAATCTGGATGTCTTGTATCGTTGCGCAACAAATAAAGATACCGCTGTGTGCTGACGCTAAAAAACCAAACCCCAACTGCTGATTGTGTCATTATAGTACAATTCTCCATTGACCGCCTGGGTATAATCCTTGATAACTTTTAACCCAAGTAGCACCAGTCCACTTGTATTGTATTGCAGTGGTAATGTTTGTCACATATTGCAAATTGTCCGGACTTGATGCATTGTCGAATACCACTTGCCATTGCCCGTCGATGTATTCAACAATATCATTGGCTTTGGCAATCAATGGTTGTCCCAACGTACCTTCCCAATCGGCTGCATTACCTGTGTTGCTGCCCGTGGCCTCAGTTAACAAGTAACGTTGCCCAACAGCCGCAGCCGGTAACCCATTGCCAGGACCGCTACGTAATGGATCAATAACTGACCTCACTGGTGACAATGTGTTTTGTGGTTTTGTATCTTCGTCAATGGTAAACAACATAAAGCGATCGTCGCTTGGGTCATATGCAACAGTACCAGCAACTTCGGTACCATCTTGTTGTTCTAAAAATACTTGACTGATACCAGGCCGCAATACACCATACGCACCCACTAAGCCTGTCCATAGCAAGTTGCTTGGTGGTGAGTCAGCAGGTGTTAAACTGGAATTTGGTTGGTCGACTACGGCCTGTGGGCGTAATGCTTGTAATTTATTACCGATCAACAATGTTTGATAATTCCAAGGAGTGATCACAACTCGTGTGCCCATCAACAAATCATTGTCTAGTACAGCATTGGATGCA